AAGCTGCTGTAGATAAAGAAGAACCTTCTTCTTGTACAGTTAGTTGAGCTGCACCTGCAATTGTTAAAGTATCGCCTGATAAACTTGTTGTAACACCACCACTACCTGTTATTTTTAAACTTTCGCCAGCGTCTAGTGATGTTGTAGTTGAAGAATCATCAACAATTGTTAATAATGAACTTCCTGTTCCCTCAGCTAACTCTTTAACAATTATAACATCAGCATTTACTGGTGCTGTACCAAAAGTTAATGTAGAACCTGAGTATGAAAAATCGGTAGTTGGTCTTTGAAAAACACCGTTAATAAAAACCAAAAATTGTGAAACTGATTTTCCACTAGATACTGTATAACCTGTTGTAGAACCATCTCCTGTAAATGCTCTTACAACACTTGAAGACATAAAAGTATTTTTGCCTTCAACTAATTCTTTAATAATTATAGATTCATTATTTACTGGTGCTGTACCAAAAGTTAAAGTTGTGGAAGATACAGTATAATCTGTTGTTGGCCGTTGATAGACACCATTTAAAAATACTAAAACATTTTCAACATCCGCACCACTTGTTACTGTATAACCTGTGGTAGAACCATCACCAGTATATGCTCTAACATCACCACTTAAAGGAGATGAAGAATCACCACCACTTGTGCCACCACCGATTTCTTTGATAGTACCTGCGTCATTGATATAAAACTTTTTGGCGCTAGTGTCGATTGCAACTTCACCATTACTAATATCACTAGTAGTAGGTGTACTTGTTCCTCGTTTTAACTTAATAACTGTCGCCATTAATAATCTCCTTTATTCAATTGACGACTAATTAAAATGTTCCGCCGTCAATACCTGTAACCGTTACTGCACCTGAACTTACTGTGAAGTTAGCTGAAGCGAATGAAGCCACACCTTTGTTTGAAGTTGTTGCTAATTCAGCAGCGATTGTTAATGTATCTCCAGAAACAGATGAATCAATACCTTCTCCACCAGATACAGTTAATGTATCGCCTAAATCTACTGCATTGGTTGTTCCACTATCAGCAGCTACAGAAATTGTAGAGTTTGATAATTTAGCATTTGTAATTGAACCTGCTAATTTAGCGGTTGCAATAGAACCCGCTAACATAGCATTTGTAATACCTGAAGCTTTAACTCTTAATGCGTCTGAACTTACTTCAATTGAACTGTCATCTACTGCAACATCAATTGTATTACCAGTTTTTGTTAATGCGTTACCAGCACTAATTTGACCTGCACCTGAGAACTGTTGGAATGTAATATTGTCTGAACCAAATGTTGGTGTGCCATTGTGAGTTGCAACATAACCGTTATCAGCATTTGCTGTTCCTTCTTCAACAAAGAAGAAAGTACCACCAGTTAACTCAGCAGCTGTGTCTGCGTCAGGACTTCTTGTTAATACGAAAGCCGCTGAACCAGAACCTATTGTTGTTACTTTATAGATACCGTTTTGTACTGCACTTGCCTGGTCTTTAATTAGAACTCTGTCATTTGCCACAGCAGTAACACCGTCAATTGATAATGCACCGTTAGCGTCAGCAGTTAAAGTACCGTTACCGTTATTATAAGTTACGGCAGCTAAAGCACTTGCTGTTGCCATTCTAACACTTTCTTTTACATCTAGTCCGTTTGCAACACTATCCACATATGCTTTTGTAGCTGCGTCTTGAGCGCTTGATGGATTAGTTACATTAACAATTTTACTAGAGTTAACATCTACATCACCTGAACCGTTAGGGTCTAAAACTATATCGCCGTTTGAGTTAGTTGATGAAATTGTATTTGCGTCTAACTGTAAATTATCTACTTTTGCAATTGTAACTGGTGTTGTATTACCAACTGTACCACCTTCAATTACTGGAGCAGTTAAAGTTTTATTTGTTAATGTTTGTGAAGCTGCTAGACCAACAAAACTCTCTGATTGTAAAGCAGTATTGAATTCTGCTAAACTACCTGTTAAAGTATTGTTTGCTAAATCAATTGATTTATTTGTAAGTGTATCAGTTGTTGCTTTACCTACAAGTGTATCTGTAGCCGCTGGTAATGTTACTGTAACATTTCCAGAGTATGCTGAGTGAGCAGCTGATTGTAACGCTGTGTAGTGTGCGTTTGAACTTTCACAATAAAATCTAACTGCTGAAGCAGTACCATCATTTTTTAATGATATTAAACCACTTGTTAAAGTAATTCTATCATTGCCACCCATTTTAATATCAATTTGGTCATCTGTGTCAGCTGTAATTGAAGTATTTTTATTTGCGTCTAAAAATAATTCAGTACCGTTCATGTCGATACCATTAAACACGGCGTCATTATCAAAACCAACTGTTAAAGTATCACTTGATAATGAAGTAACGATACCGTTACCACCTGTAATTTTTAAAGTTTCTGTAAGTAAGTTAATTGTCGTTGAAGTGGAACTTTCATCAACTAAAGTAAGATTCGTTGCTGGAGCTGCAAACGATAAATTACCTGAACCGTCAGTTGTCAACACATGGCCATCTGAACCATCTGCCCCTGGTAATGTTAATGCTAAATTTGAACTTACTGCATTTGGTGATTTAAGAGAAACGAAGTTTGAACCGTTATTTGTTCCTTCGTTAAATTTAAGTGTACCACCTACTGTTGCTGAATTACCTATGTTAATAGCACTAATAGCTGAGTTTGAATCTGCTGTTAAAGCTGAACTCGCCGTTAAAGTACCATCTACATGGTCTAATTTATCTACGAAATATTGACCGCCTATAACTGTTATATTATTAGCGTCACCGTTACCATCTACACCACCTTCACCAACAAAGAGTCTATCTCCGTTATTGGCTTGAGTACCAGTACCATATGTATAAGCTAATTCACCTAGTTTCAGCGTTGATGGAGCCGAAGCATTACTACTTCTTTTTATCTGTATTACTGTTGACATCTATTTGCTCCTAAAAATTGCCACCGTTAAATACTAGTGTTCCTGAAGTAGTATCCAACTCGTTTCTTGTTTTAAATTTATCTGAGGAGGCGTCATATTGTAATAAAGCACCATCTGTTAAAGTAGTTGAATCAACATCCGACAAACCTCTTAATCTATTCACATTTGTGATATTAATATTTGTGCTCGGAACTTGTACAGATACCTGTTGTGGTCCTGATGAAGTTGATGAGTTAATATTTGCTTTAACACCACCAGTTTGATTAATTACTGCTTTTACCATTAGCTCCCTCTCTCTTTGTAATATTTATAATGAAAAAGACTTGAGGAATAACTAAACTTTTGGATTTACAGTAATAATTCCTTCGATTACTCTGGTAACTGTACTATCTGCTGTTTTTGTGATATAAACATCATACACATATCTAGCTGGTGCGTCTAAATTAGCTGTTTGTGTATCTGTTAATTGTAATTCAACTACGCCTGTTGTAGGGTCACTTGCAAGTGCTGAGGTTATTGTTGTTGTAACAGAAGCGCCGTGTTGTTTGGCCATTTTTGCTTCTGTTGTATAACCTGTTAAATCAACGGCATTTCCATCTGAATTAGTTACAGTTACATCTGAACTAAAAGAAGCGCCTTGGTCTATTCTAAGATTTGCTACTGCCGCCATTGAATTGTTTTATTCCTTCTTGTATTTTTCCGTTATAAAAGTTTGTTAATACTTCTATCTTTTCCAACTCGATTTCATGTCGTACTTTTGATTGTTGAATTTCTTGTCGAGCAACTATGTAGTTTCTTAATTCTAAAGGTAGTTGTTCAGCTTCGTATTCATTACCATCAATGGTTATCATATCTGCCATAATATATCCTTAATGTTATAGTTTTTTATTTTGTTTTTTGATTTCTGCAATCAATTTTGCTTTTGTAAATCGTTTGTCTAATTCGACACCAATTTTTCTACCAAGTTTTTCTAACTCGGCCTTTGTTTTCTTTTCTAAACCTTTTGTATCAATTTTTTTAACTTCATTTTTTAATACTAATGGTTTTACAAAAAAACTTTTAATTTTTTTCCATAACTTTTTCATAATTTTCCTCTATTAATTCTGATATTTATATCGTATTATTACGATACCTGAACCGCCAGCGTTTCCTAAAGATGTAGCATATCCACCACTACCGCCGCCTCCGCCGCCACCTGTATTAGCAGTACCAGCAGTAGAAATTGTTGTGTTACGAGAACCTGCTCCGCCACCGCCTGAGCCTCCAGTTCCCTCGATTGTACCATCTGTATCGGCACCTCCGCCGCCACCGCCACCTGCGTAAGTTACGGCTGAACCTGTTATTGAATTAGATGAACCATTACCGCCTGGTCCGCCTGTGTATGGATTAGGAGTTAAAGGCGCTGTATCATTTCCATTTGTGCCGGCTTGACTAGCGCCGCCACCACCTCCGCCTAAACCACCACCAACACCTGCCGGTTGTGAACCATTGCCTCCTGCATTTCCTTGAGATGGACTTACCGGTGGAGTATTTCCTGCTCCTCCGCTTCCGCCATAAGAACCTCCGCCACCTGAAGCGCCTGCATTTCCGTCAGTACCATTAGTAGAACCACCTTTAGCACCTCCTGATGAGGTAATTGTTGAAAAGATTGATTGTGCTCCATTTGTTCCAGTACCACTAGAACCTGGAGATGAACCTCCGCCACCTACTGTAATAGGATATGTTGTTACTGAAACTGGATGAGCACCAGCATTTGAATTTGGACTAGGAAAAGATGTTCTATAACCACCTGCTCCACCGCCACCGCCTAATAATCTTCCGCCAGCACCACCGCCACCAACAACAAGATAGTCAACATTTGAAGGACCTCCAAAAGGATTTCCTAACTGTGATACCACAAAATTTGAAGATGAATTAAATGTATGAACTTTAAAATCGCCTGTAGTTGAGGTTGTTCCGCCTGTTGCTTCTACATATTTTGGTGCTAAATCTGAAACATTTGATTCGTTAGTATATAACCAACCTTTTGTTGCGTCTACATAAACTAAAACAACACTTGCTCTTGTTGTGCTTAAAGCTGAATTGTTAGCATTACCTTGAATATTTGAACCATTACGAGCAATTGTTAAATTGTTTGTTTGAAAGGTAGCTGCATAATCTTTGATAGCAACATAATCACCTGC